AGATTCTGATCTGGTCTTCTTGCGATGGCAAGATACCGCTGAGGGCCTGACTCTCAGTAGTCAAGGCACCAGATAGGCCAATCGGTGCTGCGGCTTTCTTTGCCAACTGTGCTGTCTTATTAAGCAGGTCGGTCGGGATGATGACCTCAAAGCCTGCGATGGTTGTGTCGAAGACGTTCTTGCCTGCTTCTGCAATTTTCTTGAGCAGTTCTTGCTGCTTCCTTGCCGACTCCTCAGCCGCCTTCTTGGCCGCTTCCGCCTTCTGTTTCTCAAGTGCTTCAGCCTCTTCTTTCCGCTTGCGTGCAAGTTCAGTAGCACGCTGCTGCTCCTTGGCTTCAAACTCTTGCTTCAGGCGGTCCAATGAGTTCAGGCGTTCACGCTCAATGCTTGCCAGATCAGCCTCGGCAGCACCACTTTGCTTCGCCAGTTCTATACGTTCGGCGAACAGATCGTTGACCTTCTCGGAAGCGTCACGCAATGCGTTCTCTGCCTTGACGAGTTCGAGCGATTGCTGCAACTCTTCTTTGACAGTCTGGCTGGTCGCCTGTGCAATCTGCAGTTCCAACTCTGCAATCTGCAGACGATCTTGCTGGTCTTGCGTGATGTCAGCAATCGCCGCACTGAGTTGCTGTTCTTTGGCAAGCCGGGCCGACGCAATGCGTTCTTGCTGCTCTGCAATCCTTCTCGCCTCGTCGGCTTCTTCTTTGGCTTTTGCTGCTTCTTCAGCAATGAGCCTCTCTTCTTCAGCGCGCTCGGCGGCTTGGATGGTCAGTTCTTTGATTTGCCGGGCTTGCTTTTCTAGTTCTTCTGCTTGTCTCTGAGCAACACCCGCACGCCCTTCGTTGACCGAAGTGCCTTGCTCTTGCGCAAACTTGCGGGCCTCTGCACGCAGTTCGTTTGCTTGTTTCAATTGTGCCTTGAAGGCTTGCTCTGCTTTGAGCCTGTTGGCTTCAAGCGTGTTGCCTAGCAGTTCTTGGATCTGTGCCTGATTTGCAAGCGACTGGTTCTGTCCGCCAATAGCAGCAGTGAACAGGGCTTGCTCTCGACGGGTAGCCTCAAGAGCCTCTTGCAACTCTTTGACTTCATCGGTGGCAAGACCAAGGCCGATGGCAAGTGATCGACCAAAGTTGGCAAAGTTATTGAGGACAGGAACCTTCTGGAGGAACGCAGCCGTTCCTTTGTCAAGCGCGTCGAGTGTATCGCTGGCTTCTTTGACGGCTTCGCGTGCAGCCGTGAAACCATCCGCCAGCCCACCGATCAACTGGGCCGCAGCAGCAAAGCCAGCGATGACGCCAAGCGACTCAGAGAGTTTGGTTTGAAAGTCCTTGACCTTGCCGCCAGCCTCGAAGAAGCCGCGCTTTGTGTTCTCCGTCGTTTGCTGAATAGCCTTGTCGGCCTGAGCGACTTTCTGCTTCGCCTTGTTCAAGCCGTCCTCGAGTGGCTTGATCGATGCGTCAACTTTGACGGTCAGAGAACCAGCAGGAATGTCTGCCACGAAGTCACCTCATTTTTGCCAACTCAGGAACTTGCCCAAGCAGACCATTCCACTCGGGCATTGTTAGATTTATCGGCTCACCAACGCCGGGGAAGAAGTGAGCGATGTAGGCCCGCTCTCTGAGCCAATCACGCCGAACACAACTCACACCCGGCTTTACCCTTGATTGCTGGGCTTGATCTCCTCGGCATCAGGGTCAATCTCGACCGGCTCGTCATTGCCGTCGGCGAACGGATTCCAGAGGCCACAGACCTCGGCAGACGCAGAAGCCAACTCGGCAAGATCGTCAACAGCGTCAAGCACGTCTGGGTCATGCTTTGCATCAGTGAGTGCAGACGCAATAAACATACGGGCACCCAACTCGGTGTATGCCTGTCGCTTGACTTCGGTGCCTTGATCCCATGCTTGCCGCAACTCGGACACTTTGGCAACGGTCTGGTCATTGTCCATGCCTACCGCTTGGCAGTCGCTGATTAACTCCTTGCGGCGAACGTTGAAGATTTGGTGGCCCACTTCGTGGATCTTGCGAACAGACAGACGGCTGACCGTGAACTCCTGCCCGTCGAGTGTGATCGTGACTTCCTTAATCATGTCATTCCTCTCAGATGTGGCGGCAGCGAGACTGTAGTTTCCGTCCAATCCCGCCGCCGCTTGGTTTCAATACTGACCAGACGGTTGATGTCGTTGGTCAGATAGTAATACGATAAAGCAAGGCTTTGTGCCTCTTCAATAGTTTCAGCATTGCTGCCACACTTCCTCGTGATGATCTTGCCGGTTTTGAGTCCCTTGAACTGAACAACCGTCAACCAATCATCTGGCTGCCGCTTTCGGTCCATCTTTTAGGACTCATCCCAAGTCAGTGTGATGGCTCCGGTGAACTCGCCGTCAACCGAGCAAGACGCCTCACCATTCATCGTGCTGGTTGGGGAAACGCTACCAATGACAGCGTTACCGCTCCACATGCAATCGTCGCCGGTTGCGGCCTTGAGTTCGACAGCAACGCCAGTTCTCGCCATAGCGATTGAACCGCCGGGCGTTGGCATTGGTTCGCCGTCAACGTCTTTCTGCATCAAGCCAGAAGCAGAGAAAGTGCCAGACATGACACCGCCACTCTTCTCGGCAAAGGTGTCACCGAAGGCGGTGAGTTCAATGATGGGCTGGCTGAAAGTTGCAGACCAAGTATTGAAAAGAACTTTGTAGCCGGTGATGGAGCAAGATCCGTCCGAACCTGAGATACGTGCCATGTTTATAGATCCTTAGACTGTGGCCCCAGTGCGAAGCCGGAATTCAGTGGTGACTCTTAGGTACTCGCCCTCCACTGAGCGAATACCGTCGTTGGTACATTCGATGAGGGCACGATCATGGTTGTCGATTAATGGCGTGCCGTGTTGCATAAGATCAAACAATTTGGTCTGGAGTGCACCCAATGCCGCCATACCATCTTGCTTTCTGTTGTAGATATCGACTTGGAACAGATAGTCCTTGACTGTGCTCCTGTTGAAGGTTTCCTCGAAAGGAGCGCTAATTAACTGGAAGATAGCCAACGGCGTGTTTTTCATCGCCGGTGCTTCTTGCTCGTAAATACGGCCACCCACCGCATTATAGAAGCCGAGCAAGTTGAATTGCTGGCTGATCAATTGGGTGTAGAACGCTTTCACAACGTCTTGACTCATGATCTTCCTCCACGTCTAGCAAACTTGCGCATGGCATCTTTTGCGGCTTGCATTGCCGCTTTGTTTGCCTTTTTGGCTCCCTCACTTAACGCTCGACGCATGTATGGCCGTGGCCCTTGATTGATTGTTCTACCTTTTCTGTCAGTACCGACAAAGCCAAACTCAAGCCGAGCAGCGTAGGGAATGATCTTTCCATCTGGTCCAACTCTCGCCGAGGGTCTTGCTCCTTTGGCGTTTCTCAGATCGGCTTTGATATTCTGAAAGAGCGCACCTGTAAAGTTGAATGGTGGGTTTGGTGATTTTGAACCACTCGCCCAAACTCGGCGACCTTTTGAGTTCACCCGCTTTTCAGACGCACCACGATTGACAAGATCCTTTGCAGTCTTTCTTATTGATATAGCCGCTGCCCTTACCGCGTTAGCAGCAATCGCCTCACCTAATCGTTTCCCTAAATTTGAGTCGAACTTATAACTCATGATACCGCCGTCGAGTCCTCTGAACAGTCAACCACAACGTGAGCCAACGACGCAGCACCGGAGAACATGCCGGGCTTGATCACGCCGACCACCTCCAAGAACCGAAGGTCGCTGTTTGCGGGATCGGTGAACTTGAGCCGGTTGGTTGGTGCGATGTCAACGCCTGCGTCGAAGTACACTCGATGCGTGATCACCATCTCGTCACGGCCTGCTTGCAGAGGCTCCGAAGCACCGGCTGGCTGAATGAACCCGGTGACGGTCGAGCCGTTCGAGTATGTCAGCGTTGGAAAGCCAGACGCATCTCTTGACGTTGAGGCAGTCTGGATGGTGATTGATACGCCGTGCTTCGTGATGAGTTCGGTGACGCTCATGACTTCCGATCTACAAATTGGGCCAACAGTTCTCGAATACGATCAGATGAGCGGATCGGGTCGGCTGCACGGGTGTACGAGTATGAGCCAATCGACTCGGATTGCATGGTCGGGTTCTCGGCTTTGTTGCTATATGCAAACTGCACCAACTCAATACAGGCTTGGGCAAGGTCAGCAGGAATCTCGCTCAGTCCGTCAAAGCCCGCGTCGTACTCAACAAGGATGCCACCGAAGGTATGTGGCATTGGAAGCCCTGCGTCGGTGTGCTTGCCGAAGAACAGCATATCGGCAGAATCCACGAACTCGAGCGTGGCACGATCATCATGCACGCGGTACGGGATATCGTCGCGGTCAGGGAACTCGATCTGTGCGGTTGAGAGCATGACGTTGACGCCGCCCTGCCGGAACAGGTCAACGCTCAAGCAGTTGGTCAAGAGGGTTGCATCAAAGCCAGACACGGCATTGATTGCATCGACAAGGCCCGAAGCCGTGTCATTGTTGGCAGATGCGAAGACAAGGTTGCTCGTCGTCTTCGTGCCGTCTGACTGGTGACGGGTCAGAATCAAGCGGTCGCT